TTACCATCTTTTTATCTCTACAATCCATGCTTTTATAATATTTCAATAATCCATCACAATCATTAATTTTATCTACAATTTCTTTACGATTTAAATCTTTATATCCAAAAAAGTTATACATTTTATTATTACTATTTCTACTGCCACCATTACCCATTCCTTTTTGAGCTAAAGAAATACATTCATTTATGTTATAAACTGTACTAACTTTATCAAAATCAGATGAACCAGTAGATTGAATAGAGCCAATTGAATTTAATATACTCATTATATAATTACTATATCAGATATACTATATTAGATATACTATATTAGATATACTATATATTATTATATAAACTACTATATTTAATGTATTTATTTTATTTTTAGTTAACAATTATTATTTAATTGACTATGAACATATTCATCTATTATTTTTGTTTTATTTGTCGGTAATTGATAAAAATCAGTAAATTCAATACCACCAATAATTATTTTACTATTACTAGTAATTAAATTATATATTTCAATATCTTTCACATCACTATTTATATTATCAATACTTATTCCACTATTAATCAATTCTTTATCTGACACTTTACGCCATTTATTTTCATAATTTACTATTTGTGATCCAGTAGTTACAATATTTACACCATTTCTTCCTCTTAATGTGTATAAATTATCAGATTTTACAATATTGCGGACAACAGCTAATACTTCAGAACCATTAATTAATTTATCACCAATTTTAATATCTTTAATCTTTTTAGTTATAGTGTCATTTAATTCAAGTATCGTATTTTCATTAAATCCCCACCATTCATCATCATATTTATAATTACTACAACCATTATTATAAACACTATAATTAATAATATTATCATTGCTATCCCCATTTAATAATGATAATGTTTTCTTTTGTATCTCTTTTTTAATATTTACATCATTTGTTTCATACCAATCAGCAAATATGGTTTTATTTATATTATCTGTATCTGAATCATTAATATCATTATAAACAACTGGTATTTTTGAATTAGATGTAATTAATGAATAGATAAATGGTTTTTGATATTCATATTTACTTAATTGTGTAGCATAACTTGATTCTTTAACTTTTAACCATTTACCATTTTCAGAATTAAACGATGTCTCATATATTAAATGCTCACCAGATACAATAACACCTTTATATTCATACATATCAACTCCTTTCGTTGATAATTTAAGAACACCTTCTACAATAGAATAATCTTCTAAAAGATCACCATTTTTTATATCTTTAATACATTTTATTGAACCATCTGTTAATCTAACTTTTGTATATTCATCAAAACAAAATAACGATAATAATGGATTAAATAAAGAAAATATTGAATTTATTGTATAATATGAGTTTTGTAATCCCTGTAATACATAATAAAATGTTAAAAATATATTATACATAGCTTTTGAGAAATCATTATATAATGTTGCTACTCTAGTAAATACATCATGCATATCAGAATATATATCCTCCGCAAATGTAATAATACTTTCTCTAATATAATTTATAATTTCTCTTATAGAGTTTATATTATTAACAAGTTGTCTAATTATATTTATTATTAAATCAATTATATTTAAAAACGGTGCCATTAAAGTATTAAAAAGTCCAGTAATTTGTGTATTAGAACAATCCATAAAATTATCAGTTGTTGATGTCCCTGTAGGACCAATTAATCCAGCAATTGGTATTATATAAGGTTTACAACGATAATCATTCCAGTTTTGTTTTATATTTTTTACACCTCCATTAATAGAATCAAAATTATAATATAAAAATATTCCAAATGATATTATCAAAAATATAACTAATAGAATACCATTAGGAGAGCTAAAGAAACTCATATCTATTTGTTTACAAAATAACAAATAATCTATATATTATATAAACATATTATATCTTTGTAAGATATTACAAACTATAAATCACAAATAATAAAATCAAACTAATATAATCTTATAATAATTATACGTTTTTTATTATATTTTAATTTATGTAATATTTTTATATTTAATATTTGTTATTTGTTATTTATTATTAATATTTAAATAATGAATCATCGTCAACGTCAAAGAGGTCGTGGTCGTACAAATATCCGTCGTAATCGTCATCATAACAATAATCGTAACGTAGACCCAGATATTAAAGCATGGGGTCAATGTTTCTGGTATTTTTATCATCGTGTAGCATATGATTATGATGAGAAAAAAGCAAGTGAAAATGAGAAATATAAAAGAGGATATTTAGTATTATATAATAATTTTGAAAAAATATTACCTTGTCAGAAATGCCGTAATCATTATAGAACATTAAAAAATAATAGACCAGTTGAAAAATTTATTAATACACAGAAAGAGTTATTTGAATGGTCTGTAGAAAATCATAATAGAGTAAATAAGAGACTTAAAAAGAAACAAATATCAGTAGAAAAAGCATCAGAAATATATAATAAACCATTAAGACATGATATGATTAAAAAATTTATCAATTATTTAATTTATCTATCACTAAAACGTGGTAATTTAGGTATAATAAAGAAAGTATTGAATAATATAAGATATGTAATACCTTGTGAGATGTGTAAAAAAGGTTTAACACAAAGACTAAATTGGTCAAATGATTTAAAAAATATTAATCTACCAATCGCCTTAAAAAATTGGTATTCACGTAATCATAATTTTCATGTTGGATTATAATTATAATTCTGTATATGATTCTGATTATGATTCTGATTATAGATACTTTCTCAAAATATGATTTGATTTATTTTCGTAAATTATAAGTTTATCTTTCAATTGTTTATTTTTTAATTCTTCAAAGAAAGCTTGTATTCTAATTAAATTTTTACGAGGTATTGGTGCTCTTCTCATTCTATCCCAAGCATCCGGACCATTAGAACAAGTAAAACCAAAAACATGAATTTCATCATATTCTAATTTAAGAGCTAATTGAATAGCATATACACCAGACCACCATAAAGAACCAATAAAATTAACAGTGCGTCCATAACATTCAGCTGGACCAAATATCAATAGTTTATAATTATTATTTCTATTTCTGTAATTAGCAAACCCATGAAATGTAGTATTTTTATGTCTTAACATATTTGTAATATTATCTTTAAATGAGTTTTTACCAATTACAACATGTGTTGGTGGTTTATTAATATTTAATTTTTTAAAAATATTATTCCATCTATTGACAGCAATGTAATCATAATCATTCATATCATTATCATCTAAACTTATTCCAATTTTTTTTTCATATAATAATTTACTTCTAAATATATTAAAATTCGCAACAGATGGACCATTACATATTACAATACACTTTCTTTTTTTGTTTTTAGATTCTAAACCACTATTACTATTAGTATTACTATCACTATTACTATTACTATCACTATAACTCATAATTATTATGAATATATTTAAAAATTATTATAATTTATTACAATTTATTACAATTTCTATTATACTTATAATAAACAATAATATGTATTTATATTATATATAAATTAATACATAATATAGTAATAAACTTATTTATATTCAAAATACAATACAAATACAATACAAATACAATACAAATACAAATACAAAATGAGAAATAATATTTTAATTTTACTATTAGCAACAATATTATTATATTTTTTAGTAATAAATCGCTCTAAAACAGTAGAGAAACTTAATTTAATGCCACAATTTTTAGATCCATCACGGACAGATGCTCAATATCGTAATATAACAACAGATACTGATGGTACAAAAGATAAATCTAAAAAAGATAAACAACAATATATTGATGATTTAAAAAAGAGAGATACTAATACAGTTAAAAATATATGTGACTCAGTATTAGGATATAGTTATTTAGATGATTTAATTGATACAAATGGATTACCAACAAGTAGCACAGATACAACACATACAAAACATTCATCATCTAAAAAACGTGGTATTTTACCCCCATTACCATATAATATACCAGCATCAATTATACCAACAGATACAAAAGAAACATCTAAATGTTACAAAATAAAAGCTGGATATAGTTATAATGATATAAGTAATGCTACAACAATACCTAATAAAGATATTCAAATTAATATGAGTGATAAAGTTAATGATGATTTTGATTACTTTTGTAAAGATGAATTTGGAAGAAATCATGGATTAGTTTATATTGATTATAAAAATAAAGATTGTCCATCTGGTTCAGGAAAAGCATTTTGTTCACAACGTTATAATAATGGTATTAGAATAAAATAATTTAATAAATTCATAACTAAATCAAAATCCAAATATAAATATAAAAATGATAACAAATTTAGTATATGAATATAAAACTATATTGTAATATATATTAAATCAATGGTTATTTATATTTATTAGATACATATACAATGGATGTTTTTGATATAAAAGAACATCTTACTGGTAATGAATATAATCGTATTATAAAATATATTAATCAAAAATCAAAAAGTAATACTATTGATCACAAAGATATTACAACAAAAATAGATACTTATAATAAAAAATGGCCATTTGATAATATAAAATTACCAGAACCTACAGAATATAAAATAGCAACACAATCGGCTAAATACTCATTATCACATACAATTAATTTGGAAAAATTAATAAATATTCTAAAAAACAAGATGACACCTTCATATTTTGTAAAAGGAATTATATATAAAAATAATATTTATGGTGATGTTGATAAAAAGGTTAATTCTGAATCACAAGTAAATAATAATCGTAAAAATAAGATGTTTGATAATCAAGCGACACTGATTATATGGTCAACATACTCACAAAAGAATATTAATTTAAAACTTTTTATAAATGGAAGTGGGTCAATGACTGGTTGTAAACATATTAAAGATGGTGATTATATTCTAGATAAGTTAATAAATGAAATTAACGAATATGGAAATGAACTTATTATTACTGAAACAGATACAAATACAGAATCAAATACAGAATCAAAAAACAGTATTACTCCTACAATAAAACTAATTAATTATGCTATTACAATGATGAAATCTGATTTTGAATTAAGAGTTAAAGTAAATCGAACAGAATTAAGAAATATACTCTTAGAAAAATACAAAATATTAGCAGTATTTGATCCAACAATATATCCAGGTGTTAAAATATGTTATATGTGGAATCAGAATAACCGTTTTAATGATGGTGTATGTCATTGTAATGTTAAATGTAGAACGCGTAGTAAAAAGAAATCTGGTATTGGTGAAGGTGAGTGTATTACAGTTACAATAATTGTTTTTGAAAAAGGTAAAGTTGTTATTACAGGTGCTCGTAATGATAAACACATTAATGATTCATATATTTTTATTAATAAGATAGTTAATACACATAGAAATAAAATTGTTGTAAACAATATAATTTAAAAAAGTATATTTCATAATTACCCATTGATGGGTAATTATGAAATATACTTTTTTAAATTATAATATTTTGAAATCTGGTAAATCTATTAATTTTTTATCAATAATATCAATTAATTCTCTTTCATTTTCTAATAAATGTTCATCTAATAAACGACTATGATACTCTTTTGTTTTTCTATCTTTTATTATTCTATTAGCATCAATTTCTCCAATTTTACCAGTTGTCGGATGAAAGAATTTATTTAATTTAACGACAGATTGAACTTGTTTACTTGTTAAGTAACCATTTCGTGAACATACATTATTAATAATATATTTCAGTAATTTCTCTTTATTTTCATCTAATTTATTCATATTAATAATAACAATTTTATAATTTCTATTTGAATCAATACCGCTGTTAGTAGTCCAATTATCAATTTGTATATTAATTAACTTCAACCATTTATATAATGGAGATGTAGTATTATTATTTAATATACATCTTGATTTATCATTAAAACAACCCATATTTTTCAGAGATTGAATAACAGATTTATTATTGTAGTCTGGTGCTGGAAATAATTTACAAAAATTAGTATATATCATATTTCTATTTATTTGACTAGTAAGAGCCATTCTAATATCTTCATTATATAAAAAAAAAGCACATTTAAAAAATCTTTTATTAATATTACTAATTGGTCTAATATAATGACATCCTTTAAGATGATATCCAGATGAATTAACATCAATACCACTATTATGGAGCATATCATACATAAAATTAGAGTAAACACCACCGAATGAGTTTATCCAGACTTCCAATCTATCATTTAAAAATCTAGTTTTCATACTCTTTTCAGTAAAGTTATATTTATTTTTTTTATTATTAAAATTCATTGTATCTTTGAATTAGTTCAATATATAAAAAATAAATATATAAAACAATATATACAAACTAAAATATTACCAAAATATTATTTAATTTAGTTTAATATGGACTCACAAAATATTATGAATGATTTAACAATTAAATCTGGAAAAGATACACAAATTATTTTAAATGGCAATCCAGTAATTAATGGAATGGCACTTAAACCAGGTATTAATATGTTATTATTTGACAAATATATGAAAAAATCAGTATTATGGAATTATAATCATACTGATACAAATATGACACAAAGATTTCTTCATATTATGAATATTTTACCAAAAAATCTTTATTGTATTCTTACAGTTAAAGGTGATATAAATAAAGTAATAAATAAATTTGTAAAAGATTACTTAAAGCAAAAATTAAATGCAAAATATTTAGATAATTTAGTTAATTTTAGTGCATGGGCATTATTATTTTATAATGATAATGATGGATATGTAAATGTTAGAGAGGCATATGATGTTAATCAACAAGTGAATATGTATTTAACAATACATTCTAATCCAATAGCAACTCGTGAAGAAGCAATTAAACAAGAATTAGAAAATACTTTAGATGATAATCAAGAAGATATTGGGCCAGTTGAGACAAATATAGCAATGAATATTCAGAAAGTAGCACCAGTGCCAACACCAGCGGAGTCAGTAACTGATGAACCAGCTGAAACAGCACCAGTTGAGACAGAAGAAGCACCAGCGGAGTCAGTAACTGATGAACCAGCTGAAACAGCACCTGTAGAAACTGCACCAACACCAGTAGAAACTGAATCACCACCAGCGGAGTCAGTAACTGATGAACCAGCTGAAACAGCACCAGTTGAGACAGAAGAAGAACCAGCAGAGCCAGA